CGTGAAATTATCAACGGCAAGAGACACTATGATGTCAAATCAGAAAAGCTGCCATCGGTGACTACTATTTTATCAGCGACTCAATCTCCTGAGAAGCAAGCTTCGTTAGCAGCGTGGCGCGTAAGAGTGGGCGAGAATGAAGCAGCGCGGATCGTTGATGATGCGGGGACTCGCGGAACGGCGATGCATAAAATTTTAGAAGAGTATATTAGGGGCCAAGGTTATTTAGATCTAACTACGACTGGTTTAAATGCACATAACATGGCAATCAATATAATTCAAAACGGTTTATCTAATGTCACAGAGTATTATGGATTAGAAGCAACATTATATTATCCGGGCCTATATGCAGGCGCTACAGATTTAATTGGAGTACATAAAGGTCAAGATGCAATTATCGATTTCAAACAAACGAACAAACCTAAGAAGAGAGAATGGATAGAGGAATATTGTTTACAAGTTGCAGCCTATTCAATGGCGCATAATTTTATTTATAAAACTTCTATAACGAAAGGTGTCATAATGATGTGTAGTAAAGATAACTTCTACCAAGAATTTGTTATAGAGGGAGAAGAACTTAAAAAATATAAACACGATTTTTTAAGAAAGGTAGATCAATACTATAAACTAACCAAGGAGAAAACTAATGAGACTGAGAGACCTACAACAGATACTATCTAAATTTACTAACGGACAAAAAGGAACTGTCATATCTGATTGTCCTATTTATATTGAAACAAAAGACGGTTATTTAGAAGAGATTAGAAGAATAGAACTACAACAAAATAAACTTATCAATTCACCAGAACCGGCTAGAGTTGTATTAAAGGCTGAAGGTTTACAACGATTTAGATCAATAACCTATAAACACTCATAGTTTTTTAGGGATTGACTTATTAACAAAAAAGGAGAAAGATATGCTCTATAAACCAATGAGCAGCTATAGGACTGCAACTTATCTAAAATAGGTAAGCTTTATAAAACTAACTAACATCGCCGGAGGGTAAAGTGAATAATTTTAAAAATTATGTACTATATACAATGACAGCTCTAATTTGGGCGTTTATTATCCTTTTTTTAATATTCTCAGAACCCGCCTTTGGCTACACTAATAACAAGGAATTCATTGAATCCGTCAATAAATGCGCGGATTATTTAGAGAAGAACATCAAGAAAGAAGATAGAATACCAAGGAAACTACTACTCGCGCAGGCGGCTTTAGAGTCTAATTATGGGCGCAGTAGATACGCTAAAGAGGGAAACAATCTAATGGGTATATATCAGTTTAAAAATTTACATACCGGTATGGCACCTAGGGACAACCCAAATGCATCGTTTAGAGTGGCCCGTTTTCAATCTAAATGCCATTCTATTAAGTATTATATGAATCTATTAAACACTAAGGATTCCTATGTTTCTTTTAGAAATGAGAGATTATTACAGTCTAAAATGCGTGTTAATGATGTAAATAGGTATTTTCACCTGTTATATAACTATTCTACTAACAAAGAATACCCACAATTATTGATTAGAACCCATAAAGAAATTAAAGATTTGGGGTTTTGAGCTTCACTGGGCCTCACTGAGCTACTTGGTGTGTGACATTTCTGCCACACACCATAATTTTATTTATTCGTCGTCGTCTTCTTCGTCTTCATCCTCATCTATGTCCTCGTCCTCATCCTCGTCTTCCCATTCTTTTTTCTCAATGGCTTTGTCCCTGATCATTTCTAGGTCAGCCTCTATTCTATCTACGATATCCTCGATAGTTTCTTCTTTTTTTCTTGGCATGGTCGTCCTTTTGTTCTTAGTTGAGGCAATTACGATACGCGGTCAGCGAGCCGTTGACAAGTTATAATTGGTCTGGTGACCGTGGAACGCGGAGCGGGGATTGATTTAATTGACTTTTTTCTTTTATAGTAAACATATGGTTACTATCTAGGGGTTTGCCAGACATAAGGAGGAATCTGACCCCTCATGTTTTTTTTTAAAATAAAATTTTTTTAGGCTGGCAGGCTGGCAAAAGTCCAAAATATCGTCTAGAACTGTTGGTACTGTTGAAGAATGTCTTGCCAGAGCAGTCAAAATCAGCTGGCAGGGTCTGGCAAATCTGTTGGTATTGCTATCTTTTTTGATTTTTCGTGTTGGCAGGATCAAATAAGTCAATGAATACACCAAAAATATGTACTCTGCGCGCGAGACTTTTTTTGTTTTTATAAAAAACTTTAGAGGGGTCAAAATCCTCCTTATGTGTTAGAAGAGGTTATGACTAGGAAAAATAAGAAATCAAAATATAGATCCTTGTTAATTAATAAAAAAAGATATTACTTCTACAAGATCACTTGGCTTGACATAGTAGGCGATTCTGGACACGCTGATGTTAATGAGTTCAATCAATTAAAACCTACAGAGATGATTAGCTACGGTTATATCTATAGTAAGGATAATACTTGCATTAGAAGTTTTGCTAGCTATGATAGTACAGAAGAAACATTTTCTGATAGAAATGTATATCCAATAGGATGTGTAGTTAAATTAGAAAAAATTAATATATGAAAAACCCAACACTAACTAAGAACATGCCACACGTTAAGTGGGATCAAGTACCACCAACTAAAGGCCCAGAATCACAAGGCTTGCAAACAAAAAGATTTAAGACTGTTTTGACTCTTCCGAAGAAGCCTGTGCGCTCTCTGTAATTACATCTTCCACATCTTCCGAAATATTAATTATATTTTTGTGATCTTCTAGAATTTGTTTAAGCTTAGCTTCTAATTCTTTCTCTGACAATTGATCTAAACTACCAGTCATAATTAATTTTTGATCTACATATAAACCACCGGCTTTACCTCTTGCGACCTCCGCATTAATAGCAGCGGCCCACGCTCCCTTAACTCTTGCATCATCTCTAAGCTTTGCGAGCTCTGTAAGATGTCTTTCAAAAGTAATACCGTATTTTTCTTGCACCTCAGCTCTAAGTTCACCAATATACTTTACAACTAATGGTGAGTACTTTGGATTTCTGAGTTCGCTTGCCGCCTGTCTTGCTCTAGTCTGATAGCCTGCTTCAAAAGCGCATTCAGCAGGAGACATTCTACCTTCATTGTAGACAAGTAGTTCTGCAAATTTTATTTGTTTTTCTGTTAATTTAGCGGGTAAGCCCATAAATGTTGACATATATCGTAATTTGGCGTACAAATCAATTAGTCTTTTCGCTCTTATAAGGGGGGGACTGGCTTACGACAGAATACCTTGTAATGTAATTCTTGATACTGAGTCCCCTTTTAATCGCTTGTGCGCCTAAATTCTAATTTTCTCTCTCTTTTAGTGAAGAATTGGTTTTTTTATAGTTTTACTTATAAATCTTTTTACATTTGTTTTTTCTTTTTGCCAAAAATGTTTTTGACCTTTTGCCCAATGCTCTTTGGCTTCATCACTTAATTTTTCGCTAGTCATTACCAAATTATACAATGTAAGTGGCAAAACAAATTCAGGTGGCATATTAAAATCAAAATTATCCCAACCATCATTAATTAGTTCTCGCATCTTTTTATATGCTAACTTTTGATACAAAAGAAACTCAACTTCTTTTTTGTCTTTTTTTTTCATTTATCTCCTTTCCCTGCCAATCAAACTTTTTATGATAAGCCATCAACAGTTTTTGTATTTGTTTTTCATACTCAGATTTTTTAATAGATTTAAATGAAGGCATCTTTAACTCCTTTTTTAATCATAGTAAAAGTTCTCTTCATATAATAAACATCGGAATTTATACGATCATCATTATATACTTCTGGATCTTTCATTTTATTAATTAATATATCTCTATATTCATCTAAAAAATTTAATATATTAATTTTTAATTGTTTATCAGTTAACATTGAAACATCGTCATCTATTTTTATTTTAGTCATCTTATTTCCTTTCTATCGCTTGTTTACTTTCTTGAAATAAAATTTATAGCACCGGCAAGCGCAATCAATACGCCGATAGTAAATTCAAATCTCAAGGCCACCATTACCCCAAATACAATCAATATGATTGATACTAAGGTTAATAATAATTTAATCATTTCTTCCAACCGTTCTTTGTAGCTAAATCTTCTATAAAATCTTTGGCTTGTTCTCTGCTTTTGAATAACTCATTAGCCCAATTAATTGGCATCATACCCATTTTAGTTCCATCACTAACATAGGCATAAGTCCTCCAACCATCCCAAGATTTTTTAACTCCGTAATCTTTACAGTTTAAAATATTCATCTTCTACTCCCAAAACATTTTGTATTGTTTTTATTTATATAATCTATTGTCATCTGCTCTTCTTCTTCCGTGACCATATCTAACATTCTTTGCATTTCGCAATATGTTTCCTGTCCAGATTTACTCAACCTATCATAATCAAACGCTAAATTATTAAATAGTTTTATAAATCTATTTACTACTTTTTTATTTATATTCATACATTATGCCTCCTCTTTATTTGTTATGCACTCTAAACATTCCGTACCATTTTCGGAATCAATTACATAAAAACAATCAACATCAATTGTTTTTTCAGAAAATTCAGTACCACAACTGACACAAGTCCACCCATCCGGATAAGCTTGAACAGCTTGTTCTTTAAACATATAATTAAATTTCATTATGCTAATACCTCCTCCAATTTAAAGTCGTGTAAAAAAGCCATACTTAATTTTTCTAATGTTTCAGCTTGTTCACTACTTATAACTATCTCACTTTCAATTCTAACAGCTCTACCATCTGATAAAAATTGCTCCTTGCTAACATCATTATCATAAAAGAATTTAGAAATTATTTCTTTATGAGTAAACTCTAACAACTGCTTGTTATCTATAATAGCGTAATCAGTATATTCCCTGTCGCCATCATAAATTCTAAAACGCAATAGTGTTTTATCTTTTTTCATTATCTACTCCTTTTGCTCGCTTGCTCGCTTGTTAGCTTGTGCGCCTGTTCGCTTGCTTGCTCGCTTGTTAACTTACTGCTTGCGCACTCGCTTGTGCGCTTGCTCACTTCTATTTTTAACTCTTCCGCCATTTTATTAAATATCTAATACAAAGCCGGAATTATCAAAGCGGGCTTTGCCTTTAGCGTATAAACCCGCAATAGAATTCTTTTTATCTTTAAATCTTAAATCGTTTAAATCTGCATTTAAAACTTTAAAGCCATTATAAATTTTAGGAAGTTTTTTATTTCTAAAAACTGCTGAAATGTTGCCGCCCTTGCTTAAAATGTCAAACGCTTCTTTTTTGTTATCTTCATTTAAACTATATGTAAGATGATAATTTTTTGGATATTCCCCATTCAACCATTTTAGAGCGCGTTTATAAATTTTTGTATAATCATAAAATTGCACCTCTTTAAACTCTTCAAAAATTCCCGTCAAACTCCAATCAATATCCGAAGTACCATTTAATCTAATACAAGGCTTGAATTTTTCTTTTTTGCATTTATTAATAAAAGCCGTTATTTCTTTTTTCAACTGCTGCATAAAGCTTGCACGCTCCAAAATAAACCATCTTGTTTTATTAATTCGTGATTGCTGAACATTTTTAAAAATACCCATTCCCGCCGTATTTAAACAACTTGCTGCGCAACCTTTGGAAGCCTGCGGGCAAACATTAAAACCACTTGACCGCGCCGGCGCTAGATATAAAATTGCGGTTTTATAACCGTAATTCTGGCCTTTAATAGTTTTGGCGTTCGCATCTAAATTTAATAATTTTTTAGCTTTTATAAATTGTAGTTTATTCATCCCGTTCCTCAAATTCTTTATTTGCTAATTTTGCGGCTTCAATTTCTGAATAGCCTTGCTCTAAATATTTTTCAAATAATTGCTCTAATATTTTTTCATTAACTAAATCACTCATATATTAACAATCCGCGCAATAATTAGTATTAAATTGATTTCTAAAATCTAAGGTTAATTTAGACATACAATTCAAACAATGTACGCCCTCAACGGCCTTAAACTCCTCCCCCGTTTGTTTGTCTTTATGAGTGAAATTATAAAATTCTCTAAATTCCTTAATCTTCCATTTTTTCATAGCTTCCCCCTTATTGCTCCAATAATCAAATCCAGAAGCGTAGTCTAAAAAGTCTTTTTTTGTGTATTTAATCAAAGCCATATATCCCACTTATTCCCATCTAATTTTAATGTCAATAGTTAAAAAGGCGGAACTTATCCACAGCCCCGCCTAATCTCAACTAACCCTTCCCATATAATC